CTGACATTGAGCATCTGTCTCCCACCCAACACTTCACTGTCAATCGTGACTGCTAGTGGTCGAGCAATTCGATAGTACATGTCTAGATTCTCTAATTCGTAAGCGATGATATCCTCGTTGGTCTTGAGTTTGTAGAAACGGATGACTGGTTGCGTAGGCTGTTCTTGTTGCATTAGCGTAGTCCTATATTGATTGATTTGATGGAGAACTTCTCTTCGTTGTAAATGCGAACTCGTTCCTCATAATGTCTCAATGCGAAGTTGACATAGTTGCCAAACCGCAGATCGTCTACGATATCGTATAGCGTACATCTGTCCTTAAACTCACCCAAACGCAATCCTCTTCCGATGGATTGCAATGTTCTAATCTGACTCTTAGTGGGCGAAGCGAATACTACATTGTGTAGGTGCTTGATATTTATGCCCGTCGAGAATGTGCCGTAGGATGCCACGATGACAGAACCACTTTCTGTCTCGGTCAGTTTTCGAACAACCTCACGCTCTTCTGTTTCCACAAGACCGTGAATCAGGTGGACCTTCCTGCCGGTTCCTGCCAGTCGATCTTCGATCATCTTGTGGATGATCTTGCCGTGCAGCTTTACATAATTGTACAGGATTAGAGTGTTGCCGTCAAGCTTTTCTGCTAGATTCGTGATGTATTTGTTGCGTGCTTCGTTGGCACACAGGAAGGAAATCTCGTCAGGGTAGGACTGACCTTTTACGGTCTTGCAGACGGGTTCTGGATACTTGAGGACAAGGCACTTGATTTCAAGCTGCGCGAGTTGCCCTTTATCCATCAGTCCTTTTGTGGTGGCGACTCGTTGCACCTGTCCGAAGAGACCTTCTAAGACAAGCTTGTGAACCTTAGACCCGTCGAGGGTGCCGGTAGTTCCAATACGGAAGTCGCAATTCACCATCTGCGTCATGATGCCCTTGAGGGAAGACGCCTTGAACTGGTGAGCCTCGTCACCGATTACAAAGTCGAACTGAGAGAAATACTTCTTCGGCAGTTCAAAGATGCTCTGCCACGTAGAGATAACCATTGGTGCGTAGGCATCTTTCGTGAAGCCTTCGTAGATGCGTTGGCAGTTCTTCTCTACGTCCCACCCATAGTCCGCAAAGTCACCATACATCTGTTCAACAAGGGAAGTGGTAGGGACGATCAACAAGCCGCGTTTCTTGCCGTGTTCTAGGAGCCATCGCGAGAGCATGTAGATGATAAGAGACTTGCCGGATGCGGTAGGCGAGATAATGACTCCTCGCCGTTTAGTCGCTGCCCACAGATACGCGACTAGCTGATAGTCACGCGGGGTGTACTTCTCGGGGATGTTCCATGAAGCTAGGTGCTGCTTGGAAGGAAGCTCACACACGCCGCCGAGTTTGAGTTCGTGCGTCATGGTGTAGTTGTGATCCTTGGCGAACTGTTGCACGTAAGGGAACAGCCCCGCAAGAATCTTGTGAGTGCGGAAGGAGAATAGGAACGTCTTTCCATCCCACTTCCGTCTGGCACCGGGAAGCTTGGGATGGAACTTTGCGTTAGGGTCTACGTAACAGAAGTGATCAGATAGCTCTTGCGCTACGCTATCTTCGCATCTTACCCTCGCCCATACGTTATCTGTTTGTTCAAAATGGATATCACTCATCATCTTCCCACATGACACCCAAACACAGTTTCATCATTGTTCGATGAAACCATATTGGCTTGTGTTGGAGCATGAGCTTCCAACTGTATGCTCCTTTACCTAGACGATAACCACCGGAGTATTTTGGTGGCGAAGCGACGATGTAATCTTTAATGTCCACCGGATTCAAACCTCGTCCATGCCATGAATTCCTTCATTTGCCATGTGCGGTTGTTGAGTTCTTTCATGACGTAGGTGCAGAAGGATACGCACTCGTCGTGGAATGTGAGTCCTGCCTTGGCTTTGATGATATCGTCGTCTGCATCCATGTACAGATTGAGGTCAGCCTTGAGGGTGAACGGAAACGGTTCCCAACCCAACGCAGTTAGTTCCTGCTGTGTGAGCTTGCCGTTGTAGTACATCCACTTCGTCTTGCGCAGTTTGTTGAACTCACCTTCGCGGCGTGCGCCAGTCATCTTGTGGAGAGACAGGTACTTATTGTACTTACTGTGAACGATAGGGATGCGAATCATTTCACCACCGGGATTAGTGGTATCAACCTTCGCGTCGATTTCCCATTCTGCGATCAACTCATCGAGATTAGGGGCAACATACTTACTCATGACGAAACTCCTATCAAATCATAGTTCTATCATATCATATCCTGATAAGAAAATCAAATCCTTTCAAGATTATAGTAGGAATATCTGAAAGTTATATCAGCCGTAATGATGTTTTCAGCCGAGTCCAACGCGCTAAACATAATTCCACCTAGAGTTGTGGGGAAGCAGTCCTTGTACTGGACTCTAAAATTAGGGTTATTCTTGTTGGTGTAGATGGTCATCGAACCGTCCGAATACTGGACCGGTAGCTTGACACCCGAACCGCGTCTAATCTGCGTGTCGCGGAACTTGTCACCCATGTTGGCATACTCTTCGAATTCCTTGGGGAAGGTCATACCACGAATCCAGTCGTGAATGGCAAGCCATCCGAGGAGGTCTTCGTCTACGAGCATGGTCACGTTGAGTGTGTCGTAGATAGCCTTCTCGCCGGGAGCGTAGAGGTCAACGAATGGCGTAGAACGCATGACTTCGGACAGCGAGATACCGGGAAGGTTTGCCGTCTGGCAGAAGAACGTGAGTCCCGGCAAGCGCGTGAAGTTGAGTTTGAACTTCGTGCTTTGCAGGATATCGCGATTAGAAGGATTGCGTTCGATTGCGCCCATGGTTTTCTCCGGAAGGACTATGCTCTCTATTTAGCAGACAACAAAAAGGGGCGGATGTTGCCATCCGCCCCTGAGTCACCGGGATTTGCTCCCTTGTTATTATTGTCGCTTACGATCAGCCGATCAAGTTGATGACGGCAAACTTACGGTAGTAAGTGTTGCTGTGGTCGGTCAACGCACCGGAAATGGTCGTTTCTGCGCCCTGCTGCGAGTTGCCGAATGGGTTCTGGACCAAGCCGTAGCGAGTCTTGAAACCAATCTTAGGCTGGAACGTATCAGGGTTGATAGCGCGAACCATCTGTAGGGGAACGTATGGGCAGTAGAAGATACCTGCGTCATATGGGGTTGGACCCTTGTAGCCGACGATGACGTAATCCGAACCCGTTACCGAGTATGGGTCAACGTAGACCTTGAGGCGACCGAACAACGTTCCTGCGAAGGTGTTGCCAGTGTCATCAACCGATAGGTTGGTGTTGTTGGTCAACGCACCCTGATAGTCCAACAGACCGGTCATCGACAGAGCCGATGCAACGTCCGAGGAAACGATCAGAATGTTACCCTTACCACGGCGAGTGTCCTTAGCAATCTTGTTGCAAGCACGCTCAACTGCGAACAGAAGACCCTTGAATTTTTCAACTGACCAACGACCGGACGTATCCGTTGCCGAGGAGAGGTTGAAGGTGTTCGTGGTCAAGCCGACGTAGCCGATGTTAGCAACCGAGTAGATTGCGCGGATAACTTCACGGTTGATTTCCGCAAGGATTTCAGTCGAGAGGATGTTGCTGAGTTCTGCTTCTGCGTCAAGACCGTGGATAGCCTTCAAATCCTGAGCCAATTCTAGGGTGTATTCAGCCTTGAGTGCGCGAGTCTTAGCAACAACCGAGATGCGGTCAATCGAGAAGCCCATCTGAGCCATCGAAGTACCGAGTTCTTCACCTACGGCGGTGGAGAATGCATTACCGGTGTTTGCCAATACTACGTTTGCCTGTGCGCCTGCCGATGACAAGTTAGCAAGACCACCCATGAGGGTAGTTGAGTGCGAACCGCCGCCAGTCCATGCCGTGTTAGCTTCGTTGTAGAAAGCTTCGGTGGTCTGATAGGTCGTGTTGGAATACTTAGCACGCATTGCGAAGATAAGTCCGGTAGGACCAGTCATAGGCTGAACGCCGCAAACATCATACGCCATCAGGTTAGGTAGCGCACGGCGCACCAGACCGATGAGGATAGGGTCGAAACCCTTGATGTTGCCTTCGCCGCCAGTCACAGGAGACATACCGCCGCCGACGCCGTTAGGCACAGCTTCGAACATGTTACCATATGCACTTGCTTCGTCGCGCATTGCCTTTTCTTGGTTCTCAAGAATGACAGCCGTAACTGCCTTCTTGTATGGGTCTTTGATTGCAGCGAGTTCAGGGTGGTCGAGGACCGGTGCCCACTTCGTTACGAAAGTTTCTGATAGATACATTTTGTTTCTCCGTTAGAGGTTTAGTTTAGTTTGCAACTTACTTGTTAAGCTGCTTGCTGATTGAGGTCACATAGCGATCCATAACACTACTGGTTTCCTTGGCAGCAGTCTCTACGAGAGCCTGTGGTCCTTCACTGACCTTTTTGCCGGTTGGGTAGTAGTTCTCGCGAATCACGGCGAGCTTCTGCGAATAATCACCCTCTGTGGTGAACTCTACGCCCTCTGCGAGCGACTTAATCTTTTCGACCTGAACTTCGGTCAATCCGTCGCAAGTCTTGCGTAGGATTTCGACAGCCTTAGACTCGTTAAGAGCCTTGGTCAATTCTGTGGTCTTTGCGACCTGTTCTGCGAGAGCTTCTTCGGAAGCTGCGACCTTTGCCGCAAGTTCTTCAACGAGGTCAGTCTTCTCTTCTGGAACTTCAATGTAGTGTTCCGTGAACAGGTTCTTAAGTCCTGCCATGAAGTCTTCTGCGATTTCAGTACGCAGACCAGACTCAACGGCTAGCTTGTTGTCTTCCATCCACTGTTCGACCACGTAGTTCAGGTATTCGTCAACCTGCGAGGTCATCTGCTCTTCAAGCTCAGATACGGTGGATTCCATGATTGCTTCGTTCTCAGCCGAGACCTTCTCAACGATTGCTTCGACGCGGCTGCGGACAGCGGCTTCGAAAATCGTGGTTGCCTTGGTCTTGAACTCTTCGGATAGGGACTCGCCTGCGAACAGAGCGTCGATATCCTGTGCGCAAGAACCCATGTTCTCGGACACTAGAGCCTTGAGAGCTTCGGTACGAGCCGCAGCAATCTCTTCTTCGGTTAGGGCAGGAGCTTCGTCTTCTTCGACAGATTCATCCTTCTTGGACTTCTTCTCGTCGTCTTCGTCCTCATCTTCGTCTTCGTCTTCGTCTTCGTCTTCGTCATCTTCATCGTCTTCATCGTCTTCGCACTTCTTGGCTTCGTCAAGCTCTTCTTCCTCAGAAAGAGCGGCAAGCTGCTCAAGCTCTTCTTCGGTGAGTGAGTCGAGGTATGCGTCGATTTCTTCTTCGGTTAGTTCAGGTAGGTCTTCTTCGTCAGAAATTTCTTCCTGCGCTACTACCTTCTTGCCTTCGGCGGGTGCGCCGGAAGTGCCGGGCTTAGGTGCTTCCTTAGCCTTTGCGGAAACCTTGACACCAATAGCATCGCCTTCTGGCTTGCTCTGGTTGTCGCTTCCACCGAGGTCTTCGGCTCCACCGGGAGCAACAGGCATAGCGTCCTTCTTGGAAGCTCCAAGGGACGTTGCGAGAATTTCGGCAGCAGATTCAGATAGGGACTTGCTCATGTTCTAACTCCTGTTAGGTACGTTTATTTAGTAAACTTAAAGTTTTGACAGGAAATTTTCGAAGATTCTCAATGAGATATCCTCGACCTGTCTGGACTTTGCGTTCTTGATTTCATCATACATTTGGACAATATCGACCTCACGGACGATTCCATTGTCCCAAACCCATTCCTTACCCTCCATAATGCCTTGGACAAAGGCACCGGGGGCGGATGGATCAGCCACGATATCCGCTGCTGTAGCGAGAAAATAGTCGTCTTGAACCATGTTCACACCATTGACTTCCTTGAGGGAACCCATGCCGCGTGAAGATACTCCAAGGGAGGCACCGCCTTCTAGGAGACTACGAGCAATCTTGCCCATTGGAGTCTCTAGAATCTTTGCCTTGCCGATGAAGGATGCACCTTCCTGACGCATGTTGACAATCAGGTGTGAAACCCTGTCAAGATTGATTGATGGGGAGTCGGGATGACCCAACTCTCCGAATGCTCTGTTCTTAGTAATATACTCTTCGTTGTATCGCTTGACTTCGCGCTCAAGGATGGACTTGGAGTACATACGTCCGTTACGGTTCTTCTGTTCGCCCACTAGGAACGGACCAGTGATGAATAGGCTCTTGACACCGTTCTTTTCTTCGGTGAGAACCCTTACGTCTTGAATTGTTTCTACGATTAGCTTCATCTTACACCCCTAGGGACTGTCTCTTTCTAAGTGATCTTTTGCGCTTGATCATTGCGCGTGCCATTTTTGCCTTGCGCTTGACCTTGCCCTTACGTGCGCCGCGCTTACGCTTCATGCGCTCGCCAGACGACATACGGACAAGCTTACCACCACGCATCGTGTAGCCGGGGCGAGTGGAAACCTTCTTCTTGCGTTGAATCTTTCCGTTACGCACACGCGCCTTCACGATCTTGAAATTGGCTTCATCTAGGCTCTTGGCTACTTCCTCTTTGTAGGAAACTAGCTTTCGCTCCAAGATCAAATTTAGGATTTCTAGAATGTTATCCATTCGTTGAGTACCCTGTGATTGGTGCGGTCAAGTCCGAATTACCGGCAGAGCCGCCATAAGGAATTGTGAACACCAGATTGTATTTATCATTAGTGTAAAGTGCAACATGCTTTCCATCGGGGAAAATACGGATACCACGCCGACGCAGAACGAGCATAGGCGCAGGAATGGTTTCATCCCTGAGTGCTCTATCCTCATTCAACTTAGAACGTAGTTCCTTGAACTTCATGTTACTTGAATCTCTTGATGCGCTGAACGACCTGATTGAACTCATTAGGATTAGCTTCTAGCGAGCCACCTAGCGGAACACCGGCTTGTGTCAACGACTGTACAGCCTGCGCCTTTGCAGGAGCGAGCTTGCGAAGCAGCATGTAGCCGGGAGCCTTTGGGTTCTTGGCGACAAGCTTGGAGAAGTCACGATGACCGGCAGCGGCATTCGATGGGTTGACACCCTTCACGCCGAGTGCTGTAACAGCCTTTCGGATGTTTGCCATGACGTTGCGATTCAACTGTGCGTTCGAAGGTGCTGCGGCAGCAGACTTCGATCCGCCTTCCAGAGCTTCGTTGACACCGGCTGCTGACATGAACTTAGCCTTATCGAAGCGTGGGT